CGACGAGCCCAACCGCCAGAGCATCCCTCAGGAACTCGACAACCGAGACATGAAGGACGCTGAGCCCGAACTCGCCAAGAAGGACTACTCCGACGCTGAACGTGCGGACGCTGCCGAGGCAGGTCAGGCACTCCCCGACGGTTCGTTCCCCATCAAGACCGTCAAGGACTTGAAGAACGCTATCCAGTCATTTGGACGTGCCAAGAACCCAGCAAAGGCGAAGGCTCACATCAAGGCTCGTGCTGAGGCGCTGGGCCGTGAGGACTTAATCCCCGACAACTGGAAGGGCGCTGACGCTGACGTGGCAAAGGCCGCCGAAGACCAGGTTCACGACGCTGACGAACTCAAGCAGATTCAGGCTGGCCTCATCAACTGCATCAAGGCAGAACTCGACGAGATGCTCGCAGGCGACGACAACGAAATCGCCGACATCCGTGAACTGCTCTGCACCCTCGACATGTTCCTCGCATGGTGGACGGACGAGGCATCAGAGAACCAGACCGAAGCCCCATTCACGGGCTGGGACGACACCGACAACACAGGAGACATGATGGCATACATCGGACTCGGCGTTTCAGCCGACCTAATCAAGACCGCAAGCGCAGAATCGGCGACCCCCGAGGTCAAGAACGAACTGCGCAACGAGATCGTCAAGGCGCTGGGCCTTGAAGAAGTCATGACTGCTAAGGCAGAGTTGAGTGAGGCGAAAGAGGAGATCCAACTCCTGAAGGCCGCCCTCGACGAAGTGAAGCAGATGGCTGTACCTGGCGGGCCTGCACTTCGTGCAACCCGTGAACAGACCAGCAAGTCAGCAACAGTCCTTGCGAACGAAGTGGAAGCACAGCGCCTCCGCAACATCGCCAAGCAAGTGACCGACCCTGCACTCCGCAGCCAGTACCTGACAACTGCTCAGGCTCTGGAAGCACTCAACAACTAACTACAACCAAAGGAACCAGAATGGCACTCGCCGCTCCCTCCCTTGACCAGATGTTCTCAGGCCTCCCAGCCGACGAGCAGGTCAAGCGCTTTGAGGCTTACAAGTCAGCCCTTAGCACCGTCCAGTCCAACACCCTCGCTGCTCACCGTCGTGGAGAAATCTCCTTCGACCCACAGCGTGGCATCAACAAGTCAGTCTCGACCGCCAACCGTGTCGCTGAACTGACCAACGAAATCACTAAGGCTGTTTCAGGCGACCAGTTGGCCGCCGTTCAGTCCTCGCTCGACGGCCTCGCCGACTTGCAGAAGGACTTGACGCTGACCAGCCCTCTGAACAGCAGCATCTCGGGCGTCTCGGGTCTCGTACCTTACGACCTCGACCCTGTTCTGTCGTTGCTCATCCCGAAGGAACTGTACCTTCGCAACAGCATCGCCCGTATCAAGGCTCAGGGCCAGGCTCTGGAGTTCCGCCGCATCACGGGTCTGTCGAACGCAGGCGTTGGTGGCGTGGGTCAAACCTCGTCGTTCTTCTCCTCGAACTCGGCTTCGACTTCGTTCGGTGGCGTTTCGCTGAACCGTCCTACCAAGATCACCTACGCAGCCGACAAGATCGTCAAGTCGTTCGTCGAGCAGGGTCTGTCTGACAGCGTTTCGCTCCAGGCTGAGTTCGCTGGACAGGGCTACACCGACCTTCGTCAGTTGTCGCACACGGCTCTCATCTGGTCGCACTTCCTCGCCGAAGAGCGCAACATGATGAACGCTGTTTCGACCGCTCTGCCCACCACGGGCCTCGGCACTGCCACTGGTGCTGTGGACTCGACGGGTTCAGGTCTCCCTGCCTCTGGCACGGGTACTGTGCAGGTCACGTTGTCCTCGGCTTACGGTGAGACCCTGCCTGTTTCGGCTGGAACCATCACCTGCGCTGGAACTGGTGCAAAGGTCACTTGGACGGGAACTGCTCCTTACGGCGCTGTTGCTGTGAACATCTACGTCACCGTCGGTTCGACCGTCTACCGTGCTTCAACGGTGTCGCTCGCCTCGGGTGTGACGGGCCTTGCCTTCGCAACCTACGCTGCTGGCGTTCCTGCTGCTGACGGCTCATACAACGCCTACGCTGCTGGCGCTAACTCGGGCTCAGGCTACGACGGCTTCATCAGCACCATCGCTCAGTCTGGTGGCTACCAGGCTCAGTTCAACAACACCGTGTCGTCACAGAGCGAGCCTGCTGGCTTCGTGCAGGACGCTCTCGTGAGCCTCTACAACAGCACGATGGCTGACCCTGAAGTCATCTTCACCAGCGCCTCGGTTCGCCGTGCGCTCTCGAAGGCCCTGCAGTCCACGGCTGTCTCCAGCACCTCCTACCGCTTCAACTACGCCACGGGTTCCGACGGCGTGAGCATCGGTGCGATGGTGACGGGCGTTGCAAACGAAGCGACGGGAACCATGCTCGATTTGGTCACGCACCGCTTCATCCCACAAGGCACGATGGTCATCCACCAGAAGCAGTTGCCTTTCCCTGACTCTGGCGTGTCGCAGACCGTCGAAGTCCACAACGTCGTAGACTCGATGATTATCGAGTGGCCTCAGATCGGCTTCACCTACGACATCAGTTCCTACACCTACGGCTCGCTCGCTTTCCGTGCGCCAGCCTGGTCGGGAATCATCACGGGTATCACGGGCTGATAACCCACCCATCGCTAGTCCCCTGGACAGGCTGAGCGCCGCAGGGGACTAGCACCGAGGGTTGAGCAGGGCGGTGGGGTTTCCTCCCCTTTCCTCCGCCGCCTTGCTCCCCTCCTCGAAAGGAGAAAACATGAAACTCGTCGGCTCAGACAGAGGCCTCAAAGAAGTGACCGTCAATGACGGTGCAGTAATCCAACGCCAGAAAGACGGCACGTTCCACGTCGAGGGCGAGACAGCACGGATGCTCGTCAAGTCGGGCGACTTCGCTGTCGCAGGAACGAACTTCAGCCACGTCCGTCAGGGCTTCAAGTGCCTCGACTGTGGCTTCAACGCACTCATCAAAGACCGTTGCGGCAAATGCGACGGCACGAACTTAGAGGAAGCCTAGATGGTCATCGCCCCGTTCTTCAGCACCGAAGGCATCGTCGAGCCATACGTCTCCCTCAACGAAGTCAAGTTCTCCGCCACGGCGGCAGCCATCGACTTCAGCAACCTCATCGAGAACGCCTCTCAGGTGGCCCAAGACCGTGCGCTCCAAGAGACCATCGTGCGAGCCTCGTCAAAGGCCGACACCTACTGCTACGGCAAACTCGGCACACTGAACGCCACCTCGAACACCGAGAACGGCTGGTATCGCCCGAACCGTGACGGGAACCTCGTGTTCACCCCCTCGTTCTCACCAATCCTCGCAGTCACCGACATCCAAGTCGGCTGGGGGCCTGGTGACGGCCTGAGCGACATCACCCTCAGTTCGTCCAACGTCGCCATCGACCGTGACCAGTTCACCCTCACCGCCCCCTCGACGCTCGGGCTCTACTTCGGCAACCTCGGCATCGCTGGTGGACGCTGGGGATACCAGACGAACATGTGGTGTCAATACACCTACATCAACGGCTGGTTCAACTCGTTCACCTCGACCTCGACCACCGCAGGCTCGACCACGCTCGTCGTGAACGACGCTACGGGCATCTACCCTGGCATGAACTTCACTATCTGGGACGGCATGAACGACGAGTACGTCACCGTCTCAGAGGTGAGCGGCACGAGCATCGTCCTGACCTCGCCGACGAAATACAACCACGGCGCAGGCGTGAACGTCTCGACCATGCCTGCCGCAGTCAAGCAGGCCGTCATCCACTTCGTCGTAGCGATGATCAAGGAACGTGGGCAGGGCGGTCTGGTCATCAACGAAATCGGCGAGCCAGGCGCAGTCTCAAGCCGTGAGCAGTCCTCGATGACCGACGAGATGCGAGCCTACGACCTGCTCGAACCGTTCAAGGTCATCGGTGGTCGTCAATGAGCCGCACAACAGTCCGAGCGCAGTTCATCGACTACCTCAACAACGCTGGCATCACCTATCTGTCAGAGGTCAAGAACTTCCCAGCGAAGTTCACCCCCGAGGGCGACTTCTACCAGAACGAAGACCCAGGACACCAGCAGGGCTGCATCGTCTACCCCTACATCGAGACGCAGAGCGAGAAGCGCATCGAACTGACGGGAGCCACGGGCGGCGGCAAGGAAATCACCTACGAGGTGGTGTTCACCTGCATCTTCCGTTCCAACAAGCGCAAGACCGAGGACGCTGGCGTAGACGCTGAGACCTTCCTCGACTCGTTCACGAACGCCATCCGTGCGTCGAAGAACTGCGGCGGCAACGGCCCTATCTTCCAGTGGGGAGAGGGAGCGACCAACGGTGGCACAGACATCGAGGTCACGGCGTACTACCCACGCCAAATCAACGGATCAGCGAGTGCTACGCAGGTAGTCTCGTCGGTTCGTGTTCGCATCATCGAAATCACCAACTCCAACTCGTACATCTCCTAAGGACACCTATGTTCACCTTCACCGACAGCCAAGAGCGCATCTACCCCAACCTGTTCGACGCAGAGGGGAACGTCCTCGTCGCAGTCCCCAACGTCACCACCCTGGCAACTGACCCAGGTGACGGACGCTGGACTGCTTCAGCACCTGCGCCACAAGCCACGCAGACGGCTCCAGAAGCCCCTGTAGCGGACGCAACACCGACCACCGACCCAACCACCACTAACTAAGGAACAGACATGGCAAACAACGCCTTTCTTACAGCCAACTCGTACCTCGGAATGGTCATCGAGACCACCGAGGGAACGCTCCCCACGTCTGGCACGGCCTACTGGCTCCCTGTCACGTCGCCGCAGATTACGCCGAACCAGATGTTCCTGCGAGACGAGGCACTTCGTGGATCTCCCACGACGGTCTACGACCAGGTGCAGGGTGTTCGTCACGACGAGTTCGAGTTCAAGTCCTACCTGTTCGCTGACACCTTCCCCGTTCTGGTGCGCTCCATCCTCGGTGGCTCAGACACCAAGACTGGCTCAGGCCCCTACACCCACGCCATCAAGGTTTTGAACAACGCCGCTACGGGCTCACAGCCCCCCACCTACTCAATCCTCGACTTCGACGGTGCGAACTACTTCACCGTCTCGGGCGCACAGGCCGACTCACTGGGCATCACCTTCGGCGCTGACGCTGCTGCCGAGGCGACCATCAAGTACCTGGGCAACCCCTATGTCTCCTACACCTCGGCTCCCACGGTGTTCGCCACCCAGAGCCTCTCGACGGAACACCTGATTCCTGCTTGGAACACTGTCGTCACCATCGGCGGCACGACCTACAGCAACGTCTCGACGGGCGAAATCACCATCAACCGCAAGACGCAGGCCATCTTCACCCTCGGCACTCAGGCTCCCTACAACCTGTTCGCTGGGCCCATCGAGGTCACGGGTAAGTTCACGTTCGTCATCAACAGCACCTCAGACGTGTTCTCGACGGGCTCAGGAGCCTACGGTCTGACCCGTTCGCCCGAGGCCATCGTCGTCACGCTGACCGACCCCAACGACCAGACCTCCAGCACCAACCACTCGGTTTCGTTCACCATGTCGGCTGCTCAGATTATGAACATCAAACGCACCCGTGGCAAGGAGTTCACGGAACTCGAAGTTGAGTTCACCGCCAACGCCAACCAAACGGACTCAACGACGGGATACTCACCTATTCAGGCGACTATCATCAACGGCGTATCTGGCTCGTACTAATAACACCAAAGGGGAAACATGCCTATCGTCCAACTACCAAACAACCAGTCAGCAGTCATCTGCGCCCGTGAAGAAATCACCGAGCGAACCACTCGGGCCATCTCTCGTGCGTACATGAAGGCGGCTGGCACGGCTGCGAAACTCGCCACCCTCGGCTTCGACGACAAAGACCCCAAGACGTGGGGCATCTTCGCCGACATCTCCGAGGACGACCAGGCGAACCTCGACGGCTATCAGGCGCAACTCATCGTGGGTCTGGTGAAGCAGTGGACGCTGGGCGAACTGCCCACGCTGGAGAGTGCGTTAGACCTGCCTAAAGCAACGTTCGACGCACTCTCTGAGGCGTGTGCCATCGAGTTCAACGGATCTAGCGTGGACACGGAGCCAGCGATAGACCCTTTAGTCCCTACCGCCGACTGAGCAAACTCAAGGCCGCCCTCGAAGGCAAGTCCACCGAGGTAGACGCTGAACTGCTCGCCCTCTATCGTGAGCATCGGTTCCGCAAGACCTACGGCGGCAGTCACGAGGACTTCCTCAAACAGCCTCGGCAGGTCACAGACTGGCTCCTCGCTATTGCTCGCATAGAACAGGAAGCCCAGAATGGCTAACGGCATCGAGGTCAATGACGGGGGATTCCTCGACGCACTTCGCATGGACAAGAAAGCCGTCGGCGATGCGGCGCAACGCTTCGTCCGTCAGGGCGGTGAGGTCATCGCTGGCAACGCTCGCAAACAGTTCATCGGTGGCAAGGAAGCGCAGGCCACTGACTCATGGCGCTCGGACGCTTGGCCCATCCCCACTCGTCGCACGGGACAACTACAGAACTCCATCCGAGTCTCTAAGGTCTACAAGCAGGGCTCGTTCTGGGTCTCAGAAACAGGCCCCACAACGGTCTACGGGCGCAGAGTGGAACTCGGCTACACGGGGACAGGTCACTTCCCCTACTACACCACTCGCTCGTTCCCGTACATGCGACCAGGACTCGAAGATTCCAAA